AGAGCTACAGTTCCTGTTGAACCACCTAAAGTAAGTGCTGTGAACTCTCCGTATATTATAGTACCAGCACCGAATGAAATATGCAGTTCATCTGCATTTTCAATGTTGCTAGCGGTAACGGATGAAATCGTTGCATCCGTCAAGAATTGAATAGCACCAAAACTTGTGCTTGATACGGATTCGTGCGAGCTACCTTTCTTCAGAATAATTGATCCAGCAGAAGAGAACTCAAGAGCGTTATTTCGTGAACGTGCCATAGTCGTATTATATCATATAGGTTTACCGGGCTTGCCGGTTAACATAAGTCGAGAATCGTTTATTGATTGTTGTGTTGTTCATCTTGATGTCGACCTTTTCGAGTTCAAGATTCAGATAGGTCCGGCCTATCTGTTCTTCGGCGATTGCCTCCTCCTGTTTGTTTTGTACCCGGAGGAAATCAGCGTATACCGTATGCGCTATAAAATTAAAGAACTCAGCCGGAACCTCGGCACTTGAGTTATAGTAATCCGAACTGACAGTGAACGGAGTGAACTGCTTCTTGTAGCTGATGAACGCAGTATTGTCGTTTCCGCTGATGATATTCAATATATTGGCACCATCCGCATCCACAAAGAATTCGTATTCCACTGCTGAGTTATTCAGGAACGCCTTCTTGCGGTGAATCCGATTGAAGTCACCGATGGTCGTCTTGTTAGTCTCAGCGTAAGGAATAAGCTGTTTTTCATCCACGGCCAGGACATCAGAGCCAGCCCGAGGTGTAAAAGTTTCAACAGCAGCAACGTCATCCTTCTTGTCCGAGTCAGCCTCAATGAACTGTTGCGTTCCGGCTGATACAGTATAACTTCCGTCCGATTGCTTTGTTGCTGAAGCCGAGGTGTCGATTCGCCATGCGGATCCAGTATTATAAATAATTACAGTACTTGTAGTAACACCTTGGTACACATCAGTACCGCCGGAAGTATTTGACCCAAGTAACTTGTAATTCTGATTAACGGATGTAGATGTATCCGATGTTGCTCCGGATAATGTCAGTGCGTTAATATCACGCTCCTCTGATATCACCAAGTACCTTGGCCAGATTGCGCTTTCATCAAAAGCCTCCTGGAATCTGCGGTTAACAAAGTTACCTATCTGGGTCTGTTCGTCCGGAGCTAGTTCAACTGCTCCGACTAGATTAGTTATCAGTGAGAACAGATCGCCATAGGTTCGTGTTTGCATTATGCTTTGTTCGGGCTAAGTTCTGGAATCTTTTTGTTGAAATACTGTACGAACTTTTTTGAGTGAACCTCATCGTGTCCGTATTTGTTAACTAGTCTAAAAAAGTCACGGGCCGGGATAGAAGCAACGGGCTTCCCCAGAACCGGGTGCGTTGTGCCTTTGAGTTGATTTGCTCGTTTAGCGGATTTGTTTTCTCTCTCCTCTTCGGTCCGGCGTTCCATCTCGAAGCCGAGTTTGATCTCACGCATGAAAGCGTCATCCACCTCGCCGTCCGAATAACGGGGGATTGAAGTAATAATATTCATAAATAAAAAGGTGGGGGGCCGAAGCCCCCCGACCAGAATTATTTAGCTTGCGGAGAAGCGAAGTGGGTCGAATATACGAACACCAATAATAACTTCACCAGCAGTCAAGTTAGCCACTGTTCCGCCGAACTTGTAAATCAAGTTCAAAGCAGAAGCAGTACCTACTCTTTCACCGGAACTTGCAGCACCCGAAGATGGAGTTGCTCCCGCTTCGATCTCTGTCGTTGCTGCCGAACCTAGCTTGAACGCTGTACCAGTATTGTATACAGTCGCGCCATTGTTACCATCAACATCGAACGATGCAATAAGTGCATCGTCGTCAGTTCCTGTTCCAACCTCAAGGGTGATGTCAGTAGCACCTGCAAGGGCTACGGACTCCACAGCACAAGCAACGTCAATAGCACCGCCAGCAGGGATTTGACCCCAGACGGTTTGGTTAGTGCTTGCTGCCTTGATGTCTTCTGCGCTTAAAACGATAACGTGAGTAAAGTCACCGCTTGCTTCGTTTACAGTTAATTTAGCCATAGTAATTTACCTCCGTGTTAATTAAGAAACGTCAGTGATCTTACCGTGAGCCTGTGGGTGGTAAACACCAAGGGTCAAGGCGCAATCAACGAATCCACGCTCACCGCCACCAAGATTTGGAAGGCGTGTAGAACCCATTGGGATCAATTCGTGGATACCTGCGTACTCAGGATTAAGAACGTAGCCGGACATTCCTGTAGTTGCGGATTCTGGCATACAATCAGGGTTAGCGTTCACAACGGAAACGATACCGTGATCGGACTGATACAGGTCAACAGTTACCTTGATTTCGGCTTCACCGTTTTGCATCATTACACGACGCATATCATTTGCGGCGCTTGTAGAAACACGAGCGAAGTCAGAAACATCAACACGAAGTGCAGTATCAGCAACAAGTGTCAAACCATCAGTTGTACCTGTTTGTTTGAAGATGCTTGTGATAATTGCATTGAGTTGTGTTTCAGTAAACGCAGCAGTATCAACGATGCTGTCGGCTGGAGTCTTGAAATCATTAGGAATATCAGAGGATGCACCAGCACCACCTTTATTCCCGGATGACTCAATCCATTTACCGAGTCCGCGCATTTTGTAAGGAACGGCACCAGTCTCAGCCTGACGATCATTTTCAGAACAGATAGTCTTTTCGATGTCACGCTTGAGTTCACGGATTGCCTTCGCCTCAGCCTGTGCAACCTTAGCAGGGCCTACGGAATCAACCGCTTCCTGAAGGTCAGAAACAAGATAAGAACGACGGAACTTTTGAACGTAGTTACCAAGTCTAGCACGACCAGCGAACTTGTCGTCAAAAGCAGTAACGTCTTCGCCCTCGGAGATACCAGCAGAAGATGGCTCAGCAAGGGAGTCAACGGTCCATTCAACGAAAGTTGAGGAAGCACCTTGTTTGTTAAGAGAAGAAAGAACCGGCGTTTCTTCAGGCGCAAGGATTGTCAGAACATCCAACAGATCCTCGCGATTCGAGATCGCTGATCCAGTTCCCGTTACCGCCTGTGGGGCGTTCGGGTCAAATGTATTTGAAATAGCCATGATTTATGGAATAATTTATCGATTAGTTAATTGAAGTTTTCGCATTTCGGCGTAATCACGAGGGTTGCCTGACTGTCGGAATCTCGCTTGAAGATCCTTTAGAGCTTTCACATTCTTGCCGGGACGCTTGTCAGAACGAGCAGAACTACTGGGTCCTGTTCGTGGAGGATTCAATGCGGTGCCGGGTTTGCTGTCCTTGACTAGTTTTCTGCCGTACATGCTGTTCGCTGCATGAGCAAAGAAATAATCAAGCTGCCCTGCTATATCCGGTGCCTCCTTTTTGATAACGCCTTTCAGCTTCTCGAATCGGGGGTCCTTGGTTATAGCTTGGAACTGCCTACGGGTATCATTGTCATCGCCGGTCATCCAAGAAAGCTCCTCCTCTGCTCGCTTGTTAAAAGCGACCTCGAGTTCTTCACCCTTTAATCGGGCTTGCACTTTGCTTAGTTGATCCGGGAGGAATGTTTTCTGTGACTTCCTAGCCTGAAGTAGGTGCCGGCGTACATCAGCCTTAGTTAGCTCCTTGCCGTCCACTTCTGTGATGACATCATCAGCAGCATAAGAATCACTCTCGAACAATAGATCCTCTGCCCATTCAACAATTTGTTCAACCTCTTCGGACTTGGATTGCAGTTCTTCAACTGTTTCCAGGTTAGCGAATGGATTGTTGTCTACTTTTTTGCGGGCCTTAAGTGGGTCATCTTGTTCCTTGAGACGAGCCTCAAGTTCAGCAAGTCGCTCCTCTGCTGCTTTGCGCTTTGCGGTCAATGCACCGAATCGTGCAACCGCTTTGCTACCTAGCTTCTCAGAAAGCTCCCGTAGTTCATCCTCGGACATAGTGTCCAAGTCAATCTGTGAAAGAACATCTTCGGAATCCTCTTGGATTTCCTCACCGGTTTCTACAACTTCGTTTTCCTCAGTTGTTTCTTCCGGTGCTGCTTCCTCGATTTCTTCGGTGACTTCTTCCGCTGCTGGCTCTTCAGCCTGCTTTGGAGTCAACTCCCCGATTCGTCGATTGGCAAAAGCCGAGACGGTCATGTTTGTAGCCACTGAACTTTGTTCTGCGTCAGCGTTCGCAGTCGTGATTTCGTCTGTCATAATATCCACTCATTTACGCCGAGAGATAGCGATGGGTGCATTATAGCACAAAGGGTTCAGAATGATTCACGGAATCTTGATTGCACCAATGGCCAGTCCGCCATTTGGAGAATCTGATCATAAGTTATGATACGGCCGGATATCTGCTGAAGTTGATCAGTCCCGGCCTCATGTAACTCCGAGATAGTTTCCTCCCGGAGTTCGTGTATCATCTTTATGAAACGTGCGAAGGTTTCGTGGTTCTGTAGGGCTTTTACGTCGTCCTGTATACTCATAAATTCTGTGTATCAACATTCCCCATTTGGGCGGGTGCAGTTCCGACACGACCGATTTGGGCGTTCTGTGCTTGCTGCATCTGGAATGTGTACTGACCGGAATACTTCTGGAGACGTGCCTGGAATGCTTGATCAGTCTGCAAGCGTTGGGCAACATCAGGTTGCTGAACGTATTCCTGTATTACTTGTATCGCAATACTTGCGCCAGCGGGTCGAGCCGGCATTTCAATACCAGCGAAGATCTTAGCTAAGTCATCCGTTACGTCCTTGACTACTTGCTGTTGAGCATCCTCCACGGGTTGCAGTACAGCATCCGCCATGACTGGGTCAATGCCAGCCGCGCCAATGTCCAGCAAGCTATCAAGATTCAGTCGATTGTTCGCATTGATTTGATTCAATGCAACGAACTGCTCAATCTTGCTTTTGACTGTATCCGGGTCCGTATTCTGCACATCGAAGTTAATCAGAATATCGAAGTCCTCATCCGGGTTACCCTTGCTGAATGTTTGTGGGTCCGGGGATCCGGTTACACGGAAGAATACTTCTTCTGGGCCGAACCGCTGGAAGCATTTGAAGGACATCTTCAGAACCTCCGCTGCATGGCTCAAGAACTTGTCCACTAGGAACTGCTGCCGGACTTGACTCATCTGTGAGCCTTCATCCAGTCCAACAATCCTGTCAGCTAGATCCGTCAATGTTTTTTCCATCTCGACGGAACCCTGATTAAAAGTTGGTGTCGGAGCGAAGTCCAAGTCCCCCTTACGACGGTACGGAATCATCCGACCCGGTCCCCAGTCATTCGGAGCTTGCCCTACTGGGTGCAATATAGGAGGAAGGGTAGCGAGACTATTTCTATCAATTCTGGAATCTCGCTCCACCTTTACTTGGTTCTGTATGCTTCGCAGTATACTGGGTATGGACTGAGCATCGTATAGACGCTTTGTGTCCTCTGATAAACGAGTCACTACCACGGGGTAATCCTCGTAGCCGTTCATTAACTCGAACTTAGCATAACCCGGAATATCAGCGGTACCAGTGAACTCCTTGTGGAATACAGTGCAGTAAATACCTTCTGAACCATCTTCTTCGTCGATGAGACGTTGGTAACCGTACACAATCTCGATTAGTTCTTCGGCCTCGTAAGCGTTATCGGATAAGCTGATCGAACGCCGGCCCTCTTTCTCTCTTTCGATTGAATAAATCTTTGTGCCTCGGTACTTGTCGATAACGTGTTCAACGAAGTCCTCGTCCCATCCGTCAGTGGCCACTTTGTTCTGTAACTCCTGCGGAGTATAGTAAGTCCGCCAGAAACAGTAAGGTGAACGCTGCGGATCAGTCACATAAGGCGGAAAGAAAAAGTCCCCGTCCGGGGCAAGTGTCTTGACCTCGGGTGCATTGACCTGACGGCGAACAATCGGGAGTTCCGCTGTTCCGTTC